TGGTATTAGTTGAATTGATTGAATGTCTTTACCCACTCCTTCGCAGTATGCAAGGCATGTCGACCATGAAGGTGCATTAATTATTCTTTGTTCTTGAGTAAGCCCCGTACCTAAAATTGTCTGAAAGTTCATATTATTTTTATTTATAAATATCTCCCAAACAAAAAAAGTGGTCATATAGACCACTTTTATTAAATTGATTCTTAAATCAATTATTCGATAACTTCATCAATTTTACTTTCAGAAACAGCCGTGATTCTCCAATCATGTGTGAACCCCTCATATTTCTTAGTTACTTTCGCCTCAACATCTGTAACTGAGTAACCTTTAACTAATTTTTCTTCTCTAATTTTTTTGATTTTTCCTGTGTTTTCATCAGGTAAGTCGTACTGAATTTTCGCGACAAAATACTTTTCTTCCATATGTGTGTTTTTTATTTTCCTAAAAAATCGTTTAATTTTTTCATTAAGTCAACTGACTTTTCCACATATCCATTACTTTGTTTATGTTTTATTTCTTCTTCTAAGTTTTCTTCGTAGTTATCTCTCTCTTTAACATCACCAAACAAATAAGCTCCTGGCGTAGATGGTGATGATACTAAGTCAAAACAAATCAATTCAAAGTCGTCTTGAACTTCGTTTCTCTCTCCAACCTTCTTTAGTGAACCAACCCCACGAGAAGAAATACCTAAAGTAACTCCTTGTCTCATTAAGTTTGCCGCTTGGTCTCCTTTAGTAGAAACGATTCCTCTTTCGTGAAATCCTGGCGAAGTTAACAATTTTAACTTACCCATCAAAATATTTCTATCCCACCATATATCGGTGATAATGTGAGATACTCTGTCTAAGTCAATAAGAGACGATTCTGGGTGGTTTAACTCAGAAGTGGATAAACCCTTAGCAATTGATTTTTTATAGTTGTCAGCCTCCCTTTTAAGGATTCTTTCAGGATAGGTTCTACCGTTTCTGTTTGGGGTATCGTACTTTTGAAGGACAGCATAAAATTCAAACGGATTTCTATAGTCCATTTCCTTAGCTTCTTTCAAAGTGATTTCGTTTTGTCTGTCTTTCGGGGAAACCCAACCAGCATCCATTTCAATCAAGATACCGTGACCTACTTCACTTGCCTCTAATATTCTTAAATTTTTCATCTAATCTTTTAAGATAAATATACCGTTCTTAATTGTTTATTGATTTACTGTCTTTTTTGAAGTTGAAAATTCAAAGTATTTGTTTTGTTGGATGTTATTTCTGAATATGGAATTGACTATCATTTTGACAGAATCTTTTATCTCGAGGGATTTAAAATCCATTTCAGAGTTAGTGTATAAATTAATTTCTAAGTTAAAGAATGATTTCTTTCCATGAGATATTCCACTCGTTCGGAGGTCCAAATCTACGATACTTTTTTCTTGAAATAATTTTTGGTTAATTGATTCGAATACTGAATGTTTTATCTCTCGTCCTAAATTTGAGACGACTCTATTCCAATTGTCATATTCTTTTTTTGGGGTCACCCATGATTGGATGTTGATGTATACTGATTTTAGGTTTTTTGAATCGACGGTTCCGTAAACGGATTTAATTGGATTGTATAAATTTAACTTTACACTTTTTCCTTTTTTCATTAATGTTCATGATTATGTATGTTTATTTTCTATAAAAGGATAATGTATTTATAGTTAATAGTCAAAAAAATTTAAATTGTATGATAATCGTAAACATTAAGAGCGGTGATAATATTGAGAGAGCTCTAAAAACATTAAAGTCTAAAGTAATTAAGACAAAACAAAATCAGTTACTTAAAGAGAGAACACAGTATACAAAAAAATCTGTGGTCAAACGAGCACAGATTTTAAAAGCTAAGTATATTCAGAATAAAAAGGACTTATTAGATTGATTCCTCAAGATTTTTTAGTCTTAAAAAATTCATTTGGTCAAACTTTTCATCTTTTAATTTGTTAATTGTTTCTGAAATTCTTGATTTAATTTCACTTTCGTCTTCAGTTTCCATTCTTGCTTGTAACTTAGTTATAGCACTTTCACGAATAACTTCAAATTTTCCTTCAAGAGTTTTTGTATCCTCAGAAACAATCTGTATGAATTCTTTTTTAGAATTCTCATCTAAAGTATCAAGGTAATTTTTCAACGTTTGATTGGCAATGTTTACCATAGACTTAATTGGGATATTAATAGACTCTTTCACTGTTTCAACTTTTGATGTTAAGATTGAAACGATGTTTTTCTTCGCCTGTATTCTTTCCATTAAATCTGTTTTTTGGCTATAAAGTAACGTATCGATATCTAAATAGTTGTTTTTAACTGACTCAGAAACACTTTTTGGTAATTTAATACTTGGCAAAACTTTTTGTAATAACGATAACCCCTCTTCCAAAAACTCCTTTGCGTCATGCTCGTTTAACCCTTGAGGCGAACTCAATTGGTCATACAAAGCATACGCTCTTGACATAGATTTATTACTCAACACGTTGTGTTTGAATTCTCTCAGTGTCTTCTTAAAATCCTTTTCATCTTTGTAGGATTCTAGCAGATTTTTCTCCATCAGGGATTTGATATTACCAAAGGTCATTTTGCTCGTTTTCAAATAAATATTATGAATTTAATAACTTATCCAATTCTTTTGAAATTTCTCCTAAAGATTCTTGTCCCTGACCTAAGTCTATCATTCGAGAACCTTCAATTAAGTTGTTTTCAAGTAATATATTCATGTCTTTTTTTGTTGATTCAGGTGTAACCTCTGCGGCTGGTGGTGCCTCCGCTGGCGGTGCAACCTCTGCCCCCGCATCAGGTAATGGTTCCTCACCTCCTCCACCAAAAGATGGTGGAGGGGCTAACTCTTCTCCCCCGTCAGGAGTTGTTGCCGCTCCCGCTGCAGGTGTTGCACCCGTGGCACTTCCGTATAATTTATCTATGTTATCAAATAATCCTGTTTTAGTAATAACTGTAGGTGTTGCTTTAAGTTCTTCACCAACAGCTCTTTCAACTCTTTGTTGTTGTAAATCCAAACGAACTTCTTCGTCAGACCATCCAAAGATATGTTTCTTAGCCCATGTAGATGATGTTGCTTGAATACCGTTACCTGGGTCAGAGACTAAGTCTTTGTATAATAATACTTTTTCTTTCCAAACGTCAATCTTTAATAAGTCAGCTTGAGTTGATGGGTTTGTAAGACCGATAGTAAAGTTTGAAAGTTCATCCTCAAATCCTAATAGGAACAAGTGAACAATCGCAATCTTATTTAACTCAGCCAACATACTCTTTTGGATTCTATTGATTGTACGAGCAAATCTAATGTCTTGTAATGCTAAGTTCTTACCATCACCAACAACTTCCTCAAATCCTAAGAACGCCTTAGGTACTCGAAGTGCCGTTAATAATTTCTTTTGTATATATTCGATATCCGCAATCTCTGATAAGTTTGTGGCTCCAGGTAATGTTGTAATTGGGTCTGGTGCCGCAGGGTCTCTTACAGGAATAAAGTAATCTTGGTCAACCGCCATTTGGTTAAACCTCATATCCACGTTACCTGTTTTGTTATCTACAATTTGTTCTCTTTTAAATTTGTTGGCAACACGTTGTACGTAAGCTTCAACGTCATCATCATTCATATTACCTACGAACACTTTGAACATTCTTCTTTCAGGTGCTCTTGAAGTACGATATATTAACATCGCATCTTCCGATAATAATAATTGTTTCCAAATTCTTCTAGCCTTTTCTAACATAGAAGTACCGTAAGGAAGTTTTCTATCGTCACCTAATAATCTAAAGTGAGCGATTTCCCACGATTGGAATTCCATATTTTTATTCTTCCAAGTGAAGTGTAACGCTTTCTTATCTTTGTCTAACTCTTTTGTAATGTCTGTAGAAATTTTTGCACTAACTCCTACCTCATGTCTTTCAATCTCAATCGTTGGTAACTGTTGTACCCCCACAACCCCTCTCTCGGGGTCTAATTTCAAGTAAACAAAGTTGTCACCATACTTACAAGTGTTTCTTGTCCACATTGGTAAGTTAGTGTTAATGTCTAAGTTGTTGTTGAATAAATCTGCCAACACACCTTTTATTCTTTTTGATTCAGAATAAATTTGAAGAATAAAACCATCTTCATTAGTTGTTGTAGATTCTTCTGCGTAGATGTCTAATGCTGCGGAAATCTCAGGAGTATACTCCATTGATTCGTAATCGTATTGGGCAGACAATCTTGTTGGCTCATAATAAATGGCTTGAGAATAAAGGTTGTTTTCAACCTTAGCCCACTGATTGGTTAAATAAAATGTTTGCTGTGCTTGTAATTTTTCTTTCTCGTATTCCTCTCTACTTTTTGTACGCAACAATTCCTTCTTATCAAACTTAAAAGTCGGATAATCTTGTTGAAGTAGTGAATTCGGACCAAATGTTTGGGACAGTCTTTGCCAAACCGTCATATTCTGTTCTGCCATAATGTAAATTTACTTGTTACCTTGATAATATAAATAGTTATTACGCACCAAATAACCATCCATATTTTTGGTAATCAGCTCTAGTGGCATCTTGGTTCATTGGGTTTTGTCTTCCCATTTGAGGAACCATCGGATTGAAGTAGTCTGATGTGTTTTTATTCTCATTTACAACACTTGACCAAGAATTTAACATTGCTTTAGTGTGGTTTACAACCTTCTCTAAAGATTGGAATGATTTCTCAGCAACGTATATTGCCATAGAAATACTCATAATACAGTCATCATGATGATTCTTTTGGTGGTCAGGTCTACCGTTAATGTAAACAAAGGTGTTCATCTCATTATAAAGTCTACTTGAATAAATCCTAAACTTGTGTCTCATGGACTCTTCGAATGACGCAATAATCTGAACCCTTTTACTGTTAAAATTAATACCAGGTATCTTCTCATTCATCTTAGGGTCAAACTTCCATTTGTTGGTAGTGTCTACGTTATCAACGTACATACCCGCTTGATACCCCATCTCTTGCATTTTTCTAGCGGTTGCAACCCCCATACCTCCCGTTAAATCGACTACACAGTATGCGTTGTACATTGTACCCCATTTGTAGGCAATCTCTGCCAAGATGTCAGGAGGTACCTTACCGACGTATTCTAAAACTTGTTCTCTGGCATCAAAGTCAATAATTTGAACACACGAGAAATCCTCGGAGTCTCCTCTTGATACGTCGACACCCATAACGTACTTATGTCCGTTAACAGGTTCTTTAAAAATCCAAAGTCCTCCACCCATCATTTTAGCTTGAGGTTCTTTAACATGGTTTTGGGCAATATCTGTCATCATCTCAGAATCAAATACGTTATCTCCTGAACCTAAGAAGTTACATTCTAATTCCTGAGCAACTTTACGTCTATCGTATTTTAACTTCTTAACCATTCCCTCAAACCAAGCAGAACACGGTTTATATCCTTGTTCGATATAGTCAGTTACAATAGAATGGTCTCTATCGTATGGATTATCCATAGATAAATTAATAACAACCTCATCAAGATTATACTCTTCTCTGTTTAAAAGGAAGTGAACTAAATCATTGGTTTTAACCATATACAAGTCTTTTGTATAACGAGGGTCACGGTACCAAAACATTTCGGTTACCTTGAAATCGTTCATACCTCTTAAAGACTGGTCATAGATTTCATAATAAATTGGGTCGTATCCGTTTGGAGTGGATACCACAATTACTTTACCCCCTGTAGATAGGGACGCCATACAGGCTGCCCAAAAATCTCCGTCAGCCTCGATATACGCGGCCTCGTCAAATATCAGGATGGTTGGAGTATAACCCCTCAAGGCATCTCGTGATGTTGCAACGGCTTTAACTTCACATCCGTTAGTTAATTTAAAATGTCTTTGGGCGTTTTTTTCTTGAGAGAATCCAGCACCAACCCATGAAGGCCATTGTTCGGTAAATCCTCTAACCTTATTCGCCATCTCCACCGCAGTATCTAATTTGTTTGCAATAATCAGAACTTTTTCTGGTTTTTCTTTTCTGGCAAAGGCTAGTCGTTTTGATATCCAAGCAGCGGTAACTGTTGAAACCCCTGCCTGTCTATACTTCAAGGCAACGTTTTCATTGTAGTTATCGTAATCTTCTATAAGGGAAACTTGGTCGGGAAATAAATCTAACGGAACGTATTTGGATACGGTGTTATCGTAGGTCTGTAAATAAGTACGAAGTGCGTAAGGAGTATTCCTCATACACTTCGTTACTTCTATAATTAATTGTTCTTTATTCACAATTTGTGGTTATTTGGGTCTTGAGATACCCAAATCACCTAATAAGTCATCAAGATTGTCGGGTCTTTTTATCCCCAAACTATCTAAGTAACTATCCATATCATCAAGATAATCCTCGTCATCGTCCTCTTCTTCAGGGGCGTAATCAACATCAGAATCTTCATCATCGTCATAAGAACTGAAACCACCACCAGGATTTAAATTACTATCGTCAGAATCACCATCTTCTCTAAAGTTATCGAAATCAGATTTCATTTTTTGAGCTTCTTTCATAATTTCTACAAACCTTTTAGTTGCCATTTTGATTTTTGATTCGTCTTCAGATATTGCATATCCGATTACTTTTAAAAATTCTTCAGCAGGGATTTGGTATAGTAATATGTGGAACCAAGGAATTAATCCTTGGTTTGATTCTTCATACATTCCATCAGGTAGTGCAAATCTAATTCTTTCAACAATTTCAGGACCTATTCTAAGTTGCATTGGTTCATTTGATAATATATCAACTTGACCTTGAACTTTTTTACGTAATCCCATATCTGTTGGTAATCCGTATCTTCCTTTACCTTCTTCAATACCTTTAATAATTTCATGACATAAGATTGGGAAAATCATACCTTGAGCAACTATTTTAGTGTCAGGTTTATCTTCATCTTCTCCACCTTCTTCACCATCTTCGTCATCGTTGTCTTGTAATTTTACTTTACCTGCAACACCTTGTCCCGTTTGACTCATCATTTCAATCATTTGTTCCATAGTAAAATAAAGGAAGTCATTAATTGACATGATACCTAAATAATCTCCGTAAAGAGATGGGTTGATTGCGTCAAGTCTAGCTTTAATATCTGGTTTTTGAAAAATATAATGACCTTTCTTTGCCGCTCCTTGGACAATTGCGTTGATAATATTTCTCTTATGTTTTTCTAATTCAAGAACTTCTTCGTCCGTTAAATCTTCAATATCGAATGATGGAATTTCAGGAGTTTCATTTTCATCCTCTTCCTCTTCTTCCTCATCTTCAGGCTTCATTCTGAAATCACCAGTGTTAATAGGTTCTCTATTTAACATAGCCTCAATAACAAACCAATCAGCAGGAACTTCAGTTTCTTCTAAAGACGCCTCTATAGCTAATTGTTCTAATTCTTCTCTGTGTTGAGCCTCTATTCTCATAATAGACGGTAACTTTCTCATCATCTCTTGGTATACCATACCTTGAGTTTGTTGAGAACTTAAGTTTTCAATTCCTGTTACTTGACTTAATTTTTCCGCAACTTTTTGAAATCTATTACTTATCAATCTTTGAACGTCTTCAGTCCCTTTTTTCATGGCAGGATTTTGAGCGTATAAATTTTCAGGACTTGCCAATTTTCTTTCTAAATTTGGGTCCATTCTTTCGGGTCTATTCCCGTAATCTAATTGTTCTTTAATCTTTCTTGCCATTTTTAATTTTGTAGGAGTTTAAATATTACGTCTATAACTTTATCTTTTGTCTCTTCCGCAGATGGTCTGTTTGCTTTAGGAGCAGGGTTCTCACCAGGGTTTGGATTTTTTCCAGGGTGTGCAGGTCTCTGTGGTTTTGTACCAGGTTTTGTAGTTGGTTTTGTTTTTGGTTTTGACGGTGCTACCGATGGACTGTTTCCTTCAGTAAGGTATTTTACTAATTCACCTTTGGTAATCCTTGGAGGTAAGTTCTTTTCAACAATTTTCATAATCTGATTTTCAATAAACAAAGATACGGGATTTTTTCCTTCCGCCAATTGTTTTTTTACTTCTCTTACACATCTTTCCCATTTTCTAGATTTTTTAGGTCCTACTTGAGAATGACAAATTGCCCATGGGTTTGGCTCGTCTTTCTTTTTCTTAGACTCCCCCATTTCTTTTCTATTGTTATCACTATCATCATCCATTCCATCAGGAGCCATATCATCGGCCATATGTGGAGTTTCTTGACCTGTAGCACTTTGCATAGCATCAGCACCAAGTGCATCATTATTTTCTAAATCGTCTTGTTCGGCAGTTACCATAACTTCTTTGGTGTTTGGGTCTTGTGTTATATTCATATCACCAACTTTACCACCTGCAGGGCCTACTTTATATGTTTTTTTTGTTGGTACCTCAGTTACCTGTTCTCCAACTAATCTCGTATGTAGAATATCGATTTGAGATTCATCTAACTTTGAAACAGTTTTAGATGACATTCCTTTTTCGATAAGTTCTAACGCTTTTTTGTTAATTTTCATATATTACTTTCTTTTCAAATTCTAAAATCAAATCTTTTTCGTAGAGTTTGTCTTTTATTTCTTGTTCAGTCATTCCAAATCTGAAAACCATACGTTTCTGTCCATTTTCTTCATCGGTTTCCCAGGCTAACGCAACAACATCGTCAATTGCGTCTATCATAGAAAAAAAATCGGAGTTCTGAATCAATTCTAATTTTATATCAGTATTTCTCAGAACTCCTACTTTTTTAATATATTTTAATTCAGGTGGAGTTGGGTAACCATTAGATGGTTTACTCTCCCAAAACTCTCCCCACACATCCAGACTGTCAGAGAATATGAATTCGTAAAGATTGTCTCCCTTATAATTGGGTCCTAAACCGTTTACGTATATCAATTTACTCATATTACAATATTTGCCCTTGAGGTGTTATTTTTACTTGTTTACCTTTATTTTCAAACACTAAATTTTGTTTGTTTGTTTTTCCAATAATCTTAGAGGAAAAATTTTCATTTAAAAATTTTTGTGAAGATAATTCTTGTTCGATAGTTTCAGATAATTTCACTACCTCTCCCATTTGTTTTCTAACGTCAGCAACTCTACCTAATTTTTTCTTAGCAACTTTTTCTCTACCTTCAACAATTTCTTTTTTAGATATTTCAAAATATTTCGAGATAACTTTATCTACTTTAGATTCACCAAAGATACTGTCGATAATAGCTCCGTTTCCGTAGTCCATATCTTCTTCTTCCATATCTTCGTTTTCGTAATAACCACCTTCTTCCATTTCACCTTCCATTGGAATGTCCATGTCAGCTTGGATATCTTCAACTTCACTATCATCAGTTAAGTCTTCTCCGTCCATGTCGTCACCACCTAAGTCTTCTTCTTGACCTTCAAGTTTGTCCATGATATCATCTCTATCTTCTTCACTTAATGAATTTAAGTCTAAAGATGAGATAACCATATTAATAACATATTTGATATCTTCAGAAGTCATTCCTTCTTCGTTATCTAACGTTCTAATTTTTTGAGTTAATTTACCTGTTAATTTTTGGATTGTTTTAAAGGTTACTTGTTCGTCATCGCCTCCGTCCATTTCCATGTCCACGTCAGCGTCCATTTCCATATCACCTTCAGGTCCCATTTCTTCAGCACCCATTTCTAAACCCATTTCTTCACCTCCTACAGGAGACGCTGGTAATTCAGGAGCTGGTACTGGTGGTGGAGCCATTGGTGGAGCCATTGGTGGAGCCGCGGCTTCCATCGGTGCTGGTTTAGGAGTTTTTAACGTAAATTTTTTTTGTTCTCCAAACATTGAAGTACCTTCTTCATTTTCGTTAACTCTATTCAATTCACCCGCAACTAAGTTTAATCTTTTTAAAGCTTGAGAATATGAAGAATAGTATTTTCTATTTTTCATCGGCTCAATGTAATCAGTTTCAGATTCTGAGATAGTTTTCTTAATGATATAACCTTGTCTTTCTTTTACGATTTCATAGTTGTTACCATCAGATAAAGTTCTATTAAACTCAGTTTTTGATGTTTCATTTATAGTAGTCGGAATTGTCTCATTAAAACGAGCAATTTCCATAATTCTTCTTAATTTATCTTGGCCTTGAAGTTTTTCACTACCAATTGGTTTTAAATCTCCCATATTATGATTTATTTTTTTTTTAATTATTTAATCCTTGAAAACCTCCTAATGAGATTGCGTTTAGTTGTACAATAGACTCATCACCATCTTCACTTGTCATTACCGAATATGGAACAGTTGCCCCCTCAGGTGCTGTTCCTCCACTAAAATTACCCAACATACCAATAGTATATTCATACTGTTGATTCACTTCAATTACAAACCCTAAAGTAACACTTGGGGTTGGTGTTGATGTTGGTGTTGATGCTGGCGTTCCTGTTGGAGTTGATGTCGGATTAGGTGTTGGAGTTTTAGTTGCCGTTACACTTGGTGTCGGAGTTCTTGTTGCGGTGTTAGTAGGTGTTTGGGTAGTCGTCGATGTATTCGTTGGTGTAGGTGTATTAGTTCCTGTTGCCGTATTAGTAGGTGTTTGAGTATTTGTTGGAGTATTTGTTGGAGTCTTAGTTTGAGTTGGGGTTGGTGTTACTGATGCTGTACCTGTTTGTGTTTGTGTTGGGGTATTTGTTGGTGTTGTTGTTGGTGTTGTTGTAACAGAGGCGGTTGGAGTTGGTGTAACGTCTCCAAGACATTCAACACATGTATTCCATGGACCGTTAAATATTGTTGCGGTTGCGGCTAATGGGGTTTCAAATCCAGGACCAATCGTGTAACAACTATTATTTCCGTTAATTATAAGGTCATATATTCTATCTATGATTAAACCATCTTCTGACTTAATATATAAATACGTAGGAGAACTACAGGATGATGCTATGTAATAATTGAATGCCATTTAAGTTTTTCTTTATAAATATACGATTAATCACATTTATTAAGGAATAGTTATCAGTCTTCTAATTTTCTCTCGACCGATAGTCCTTTATCAATGATATTATCTGCAGTGTCAAATAATTTTTGGATGTGCCCTGACCTACGTAAAAATTTAAAAACTAAGTTTTCATACGATAATTCACCATCCTTTTCAAGACCTGATTTTCTGTAATCTTTTAATTTTTCTTTTATAGTATCAAGAGTTTTTGACTCATCCGATTCAAGACCCTTGTCAATCTTTTCAGTCCAACAATCAATTTTATTTTTCAAAACTTCTTTGTCTATTTCCGCTTTAAATTTTTTAGGTTTAGTAACCCATTCATTATTCATCACGGAATAAACCCCAGACGCATAGTGAGACTCTTCAGCATCTTGAGCATATAACTCGACATCGTACCCATAGATTTTAATGTCGTGTTTATCGTTAAAAACTTGTTTTTTTAAATTAAATAATTCCTTGTATAAATCTGAATCTTCTTCGTATTGTTTTAGGTCCACAATAATGTGTAAATCAAAGTCTGAAAATTCGGACCAATTAAAGTTGGCTAAAGAGCCCGTAAGAACAACGTCCTCAACAAATACATCATCTCCTAAGTACTCAACAAATTTATCTGCGATGCGTTCAAGAGCTCTCCTAACCTTAGGAACCATGGTTGACTTGTTAGGGTCTTCAGGGTTTTCCCAAATTTTAGGGTTTAAGGTTTTCTTGATTGAAAAACTATTAAGTATCTGTTGGAACTTATTCATCCTTTATAAATACTACAGTTTCTTGTACTTATACTTTTTTGAGATATCTGTGGTAAAATACTTTCCTTGAGAAGGAGATGCTCTAAATGCAGTGTAAGATTGATGAGGTACGTCTGAGTACTCATATCTATGTCCGTTATTAAACTCAACGACTAATGATTTGGTTTCAGTGTCGTATTCTGTTTTTTTAATGTTTGACGATTTGATTTCATTAATAATCTTCGTCCCCTTGATTTCCTCTTTCGTAATTGCCATGGCTTAATGGTGTTAGTTGGTCTATTTTAGATAATATTGGTTTCATATATCTTGTATAATCCTTCCAATCAATATTAAAACCATAATCCTTTACTTGCTGAAATAAAGCTTTTTGAGCCTCTTGAAACTTTTGGTGTAGTGACATCATTAATTGGGTATACGTCGGCGGACTTTCCAAATCTTCTTCGCTGAAGCCCAACTCTTGGAAATGTTGTCTTAATTGTAGATATATTTCTATAAGCTCCTTAAGTCCAAGACTTTCGTTTAAAAATTTTTCATATGGTTTCATACTAATAAATACACTAGTTTTCTTTAATTAGGAAACCTAACGATAATGTAATTCTCGGTTTACTACCAATAACTTCAGTGCTCCCATGTGAATATTTCCCCGCGATACATTTCCAAATTAAATTTTCTTCAAGTATATTAACATCACCGTTGTATATTGAATGTCCTCCACCTTCTGGATAACTAAGAATTAAATTCCATCTTGTGTGGATATAATCTCCGTCATTTTTATCACTATGAATATGAATACTGGAACCTTCACTGTTAACACCTATAAAATCATAATACATAGGTTCTTCTTTCCAGTCCGTAATCCCATCGAGTTCAATTATTTTATTTTTAATGTTTGAAACTAATTCATAGATTGGGTCTTCACTTAAAACTATTTTGTATCTTCTACCAACACTAATTGGGTTTACTACAAAAGATTCGTAGTTGGTATCCACCCAATTTAATAAAATTTGTTTAGTCCCCTCATCAATAAAATTTTTGTACGCGTAAGTTCCATTTAAATCTACTTTCTCAATCATACTATAAATACGAAACCCCCACCGAAGTGAGGGTTTAATTTTACTTTTTCAAGTCTTTGATTTGGTCCCTAAGTTGAATTGATTTTTCAAACTCTTGGTTTTCAATCGACTTTTTTAAATCCGATTCAAGTTTCTCAATCGTCTTTTGATTTTTTTCAAAGTTTTTGATTTGGTCTCTAAGTTTAACCGCAGATTCAAAATCTTCATTTTCAATTGCTTTGTCAAGTTGAGACTTTAAAGATTGTAATCCTCCTGTTTCTTTAGGTGAGTCTCCTCCTCTATAATAAGTTGTAACTTTTATCGTACCATCATCAGATACTCTACTTTGTGATTTCCACTCTCCTTGAGGTGAATCGAAATGAGAGAACATTTCATCGAATGCTCTAAAAATGTCATTGTAGTTTCTTCTGTTTCCAAACATAATTTTGTTTTTTTAATTCAATTTTATTTATTACCTTTGTGGTATTCAAATAATATACCAACTGAATCTTTATGTCAAGATGTCAGGTAAAATAATTATAACCTGACAATTTGTCAAAACATTTGGAGAAGTCCAATATTTGATATTACTTTGTAAAATAAATATAGAAACATATGAACGACTTAATGGACGACGACGACAAAATGATGAGTAAGAAACAAAAGCAATCCGACAGCGGTACTCCCGTTTTAGATAACTTTAGTCGAGACTTGAATAAACTTGCAGAAGAAGGGAAGTTAGACCCCGTTATCGGACGTGACAGAGAGATTCTACGAATTGCACAGATTTTATCACGTAGAAAAAAGAACAACCCTATCATTCTTGGAGAACCTGGTTGTGGTAAGACCGCAATTGTCGAAGGATTAGCAATGAAAATTGTTAATGGAGATTGTCCAAGAAACTTGGTCGATAAAAGATTGGTGAATCTTGATTTGACTTCAGTTGTTGCTGGTACAAAATACCGTGGACAGTTCGAAGAAAGAATGAAGGTTATCATCGAAGAACTTCAGGCTAACCCTGAAATCATCGTGTTTATTGATGAGGTTCATACATTGGTTGGTTCAGGTAACTCTTCAGGTTCAATGGATGGTTCAAACATCTTTAAACCAGCTTTGTCTCGTGGTGATATCCAAATCATTGGAGCAACAACTCTTGATGAGTTCCGTAAGAACATCGAGAAGGATG